CATGCACGCCGCAAAAATAGACGACAGCCCGCGCCTCCAGAAGGAGCGGGACTTTCTTCGCCGCAAGGGCAGCGCTACCACCATGGAGATTGTCAAGGGCTGCGAAGTCTGCGCCGTCAACAGCATCATCGCCGAACTGCGCAGCAATGGATTCACGGTGGACTGCAGCCCGGTCAAAGGGCAGCGCGGCGTCTACCTCTACACTTTGAACGAACATGCGCAGATGCCGCTGTTTGGAGGGATATAGCATGGGCAAGATGAAGCAACACCCGAGATACAACGTCCTCAGCTGCCGCGTCAGCGATGATACCCGCAGCTGCATCGATCACGCCCTGGGTGGCCGGAGCATCCAGGAATACATTCACGCAGCCATCGAAGAGAAGCTGATCAGCGATCGCCAGTATCGCATCGACAAAGCCGTCGCAGGGGTAAAGTAATGCCAACCAGAAACCAGATCATAAAGATCCACGCCCTCAAGGGCTCCCTGAAGCTCGATGACGATACCTACCGCGACATCCTCGGCGGCTATGGCGTCAAGACATCCACCAAGCTCACCATCGTCAAGGCTGATCAGCTGATTGATGACCTGGTCAAGAAAGCCACCGCCGCCGGTGTCTGGGAAAAGCGCAAGCCAGCCGCCAAGGCCAAAGCCACGCGCACCCTGGCCGATGACGATCAGAGCCGCATGATCCGGGGTATCTGGATCGAGCTGCACCATCTGGGGGCAGTGCGTGATTCATCAGAAAAGGCACTGGCATCCTACGTCAAGCGCATGACCAACGTCGCGGCCCTGCAATGGCTGGACGTCAAGCAAGCGCAGCTGGTGATCGAGGCGCTCAAAAAGTGGCGGAAGCGGGTGGAAGATGGGAAATAACACCCTCCAGCCCACGCGGGGCTTCCTTACTCCTAATCCGAACGGTAATGCATCGCATATCCCGCGCAGCATTCAGGCGCTGCAGGCCGTCAAGGGGTGGCAATACGCCCAGGTGGGCGGCGCGGATCTCTGGATTCGCATGGAGATTGCCATCGCCTTCCAACAGTTCCTCTGCATGCGCCTCGGTAATACTCCGGCAGTCGAAATGCTCCCCTTCACCGCCGAATCATGGGTCACCATCGTCGGAGAAGGCATGACAGAGCAGCTTGACCGCGACCGGATTAAACAGGGCTTTAACCTGCTCTATCGCTCCCTTAAATGGTGGCCGCAACCGGCCGAGCTGTTGAACATCCTGCCGCGTCGGATCATGCCGAAGCCCTCGGTCAAGGCGCAGGCCGCCGAGGATGCCGACATCGATACCAGCTCCGGCAGCGCGAAACTCCAGGACATCCTGGACGAGTTGGAAAAGAAAGAGAGAGAGGGCAACCATGGCGCGTAAACCGAAAATACAACCTGACCAGGCAAAGCGGGGCAAGTTCACCGAGGTGCTCGAACAAATCGTCGCGGAAATTACCAGCGGTTTCGTCGAGGAATTCAAGGACGCCGCCGAAGAGGCCCGCAAGCGCGCCGAGCTGGCTATGAGCAAGATACAGGCCATCGCCGCCGGTACCGGCATCTATGTCGCCAAGGGGCATCTCTGGCATGTCAATGAAGTCCACCGCCGCATTTACAGGCGCTTCACCGGTTCCAACCACGCCGCCTTGGCGCGTGAGTTCGACAAGACCGAGCGGCAGATCTACAACATCATCGCCGCCGTCGGTGCGGAAGAGTTTGAGAGAAAGCAGATCAAACTGTTTGAATAACAGATTCCCTGAAAAGGGAAATACAACAGCAAAGGAGAAAACGTATGAAACCGATTGCAACCGTAGGCACCCCACTTGGTGGCGGCTTCTTCGCCGGAGAGATGACCGTTGGAGGCGAACGCTTTGCCCTGGTAGTAGCCCCGAAAGCGGAAGGCGAGAAAATGGAGATCGAGTACAAGCTAGAAGATCGCAGGACTTCTGACGGTACCGATAGCGACGATGACGGTTTTGCCAACAGCAACCGTATCAACGACGAAAATCATCCAGCTGCGCAGTTCTGCCGTCAACTGCGAATCGGTGGCTTTGATGACTGGTATCTGCCATCGCGGGATGAGCTGGCCATGCTGTGCCGGAATCTCGGCCCGACAAGGAAATCGACTCCGGAGCTGTTCAAGAGTGGCAACGCCGAAGCATTTGATGAGGAGTGGTACTGGTCCAGCACCGAATACGCCCCTAACTCCTTCAACGCATGGATCGTGGATTTCAACCTTGGCTACCAGGACGGCCTCAATAAGGACGGCAATTATGGAGTTCGGGCGGTTCGCAGATTAAAAATTTAACAATTTATCACTTTAAGGAGATATCGACATGGCAAAGAAAGTAACTGTACCGGCTCTTGGGTCTGAATTCGGCGGCGGATTTTTCGGCGGCGAGATTGTAGTAAACGGCGAACGTTTCGCTCTGATAGTGGCTCCAAAGGCTGAAGGCGAGAAGATGGAGCTGGAGTACAAATTGAAAGACCGTGGCACTGCCGACGGTACTATCAGCGACGATGACGGCTTTGCCAACAGCGAACTCATCAATGATACAAACCATCCGGCTGCTCACTTCTGCCGGTCGCTCCGGATCGCTGGACATGACGACTGGTATCTGCCCTCTCGTGACGAGCTCATGCGTATCTGGATGGCGCTCGGCCCTAACCGCAAGAATACCCCTGAATTATTCCGTAAAGGCTCTACAGAGGCATTCAATACCAACTGGTACTGGTCCAGTACTGAGTACGCCCCTTACTCCGGCAACGCATGGGTCGTGGATTTCTTCAGTGGCTTCCAGGGCGACTTCATTAAGTACTACTTTTATGGAGTTCGGGCGGTTCGCAGATTAAAAATTTAGCAATTTATCTATTTTAAACTGGAGCAACAACCATGGCACTGGCTTCAACACTTCCCATCTATCGCGTCACCTATGATCTTCTGCAGGTGGCCACCCGCATCACCAAGGATATGCCGCGTGATTTCAAGCAGTCGCTTGGCGGCAAGATCCGCGATGAATGTGTTGAGCTGACCGTGCTGATTTACCGGGCGAACTGTTCCCGTGACAAGCGGCCTCACCTGGAGATATTGCAGGAACATCTCCAGGTGGTGACCTTGCTGCTCAGGCTGTCCAAGGACATGCGGCTGATCAGCACGGGACAGTTTGCCCAGACCATTGAATTAACCGACCAGATCGGCAGGCAGTCTTCTGGTTGGCTCAAGGCATCGTCGCCTGCTGCATAGCCGTTACGGCGGTTATGCCAGTGCGAAAATTAATCTGGTCGTGTCCCTGGGGAATGGCCCCACGGTAAAGCACCAACAGCGAAACCGGCGGGCATTGGTCCCGCAAGGTCGCGGCGCAGTTTCATGGTGGATCGGTTGTAAACCTTCTGCCGTGCGACGTGAGCATCACGACATAACGCCCCTAACTCCAACAACGCATGGATCGTGGATTTCAACAATGGCAACCAGAACAACAACAATAAGAACAACAATTATGGAGTTCGGGCGGTTCGCAGATCATAGCGATGCCGATTTGACGGTGGATGAACTGCTGTGCGCTTACTATGACTGCCGCAAGCGCAAACGCAATACCACCAATGCATTAAAGTTTGAAACAAACCTGGAGCGCAACATCATGGCTCTGTACCGGGAATTGCTGGATGGCTCGTATCAACCCGGCATGTCAATCTGCTTTGTCGTGACCAGACCGAGACCCCGCGAGGTATGGGCAGCCGATTTCCGGGATAGGATAGTCCACCACCTGCTCTACAACCGGATCGCGGAAAGGTTTCACAACTCATTCATCGCGGACAGCTGCGCCTGTATACCAGGCCGGGGCACACTGTACGGCGCGAAACGCCTGGAGCATAAGATCAGGAGCGTAACGCAGAACTGGTCGAAACGCGCCTATTACCTGAAGCTGGATCTTGCCAACTTCTTTGTCAGTATTGATAAGAATATCCTCCGGGAACTGTTGGCACGAAAGATAACCGAGCCGTGGGTCATGTGGCTGGCCGACACCATCCTTTTCCATGATCCAAGGGAGAATGTCCGCATCAAGGGAACTCCCGAGCTGTTAAACCTGATTCCGCCCTACAAGAGCCTGTTTAACCAACCCGCTTACAGGGGTCTTCCGATCGGCAACCTGAGCAGCCAGTTCTTTGCCAATGTTTACCTGAATGCGGTTGACCAGCATGTAAAACATCAAATCGGTGCCCGCCACTACATCCGCTATGTGGATGATATGGTGCTGCTACACGAATCTCCAGAATGGCTGAACCGTGCTAGAGTGGAGATCGACGGCTTTGTCAAGGATCGGCTCGGGCAGGCTTTAAACCCGCGTAAAACGATCCTCCAGCCGATTGAGCGAGGTGTAGATTTTGTCGGGCAGATCATTAAACCCTGGCGGAGGGTGCTTCGAAGAACGACCTTTGAAAACGCGGTAACAGCGCTTTCAAGCAAGAACGGCGAAGATCTGATGATGAGCGCAAACAGCTATCTCGGCCTGCTCCGGCAATCGGATCATAGCCACTATGCCAGGGCGCGTCTGGCACGGATTGCGCTTCGTAAGGGACATTGTGTCGATGGTAAATTCCGGAAGGTGTTTAGAAAAAGTCGGCGGGTTATTTGTTTGACATAGTAACCCCATCGCGATATAAGGCGATAAATCACCACAAAGCCCCTCTCCGTTCCCACGGTTTGGGGCTTTGTTGTTATATTAGTTGAAACACTTCATTTAGAATCGCCCCACCCTCCTAAGTAGTGTCGCTCGCATCGAAGATGCGAGGTGACAATCAATGCTGACAGTAGATCAATTCAAAAAACTCTTTTCGACCAACAAAGAACCGGACGCCTGGACAGCTGCACTCAACCTCTTCCTGCCAAAATACAACATCGATACACCCCTGCGCCTGGCTGCCTTTCTCGCCCAGTGTGGCCATGAAAGCCAGGACTTCACCGCCCTGAAAGAAAACCTTAACTACAGCGCCACCGCACTTACCGCCACCTGGCCGAAACGCTTCCCGGCGGATGTCGCCAAACAATACGCCCGCCAGCCGGAAAGAATAGCCAACCGCGCCTATGCCGACCGCATGGGTAACGGCCCAGAAGCATCCGGAGACGGCTGGAAACATCGTGGCCGTGGTGTCATCCAGCTGACCGGCGGCGATATGTACCGCGCCTTTGCCAAGGATATCGGCATTGCATACGACGTCATCGCCGGGTACCTGGAAACAAAGGAAGGCGCGGTCGAGTCGGCCTGCTGGTTCTGGGTAAAGGTTAAAAACCTCAACCCGCTGGCCGATGCTGGACAAATACTGGACATCACCAAACGAATCAACGGCGGCACCAACGGGCTGGCAGATCGCAACGCCCGCTATGCGCTGGCCCTGAACTTACTAAAAGGAGAAACACCATGAACAAGAAAAACTCCGTAGCGGCAACCCTCGCCATCGCGGCCATGCTCGGCTTCCTCTGCACCCTGGCATATCTCGCCGTCGGTACCGTACCGGCCACCAACCGGGACTTCTTCAATATGGCCCTGGTCGCCCTGATCGGCTTTGTCGGCACCGCCTTCGGCTACTATCTCGGATCTTCCCTGGGCAGCGCCCAGAAGAATGACCTTATCCGTTCCGCTGCTGCCGTCCCTGCCGGGCCACCGCCAGCCGATCAATCCCAGGCCGGGTACATCCGCCTGCCACTCCTGTTCCTGCTAGCCGCCTTCGCCTGCATCATTGCCCTGACCGGCTGCGCCCACACCAGCGCTACCGGTGTCACCGATACTCCACTGCAGACGGCAGGCAAATCCCTGCTGGCCGTCAAGAGCACCATCGTCACGGCAGCCACCGCCACCGACAACCTCTGCAAGGCTGGCAAGCTTACACCCGACACCTGCGCCCAGGCCAAAGCTGCCTACGAAATAGCCAGACCGGCATACGACATGGCCGTAGATGCCTACCTGCTTTACTCGACAGGAGGTGATGCTGCCGATTACACGGCAGCACTTGTTCGGGTTCAGGGTATTGCTCAAAATCTACTTCTGATCGCTTCCGGAGGTGCCAAGTGACGCCCGCACAGATCGCCCAGCTTGCCATCATCCTGGCACCCATCGCCCAGTCCATCGCCGTCAAAGGTCAGGAGATAGTTGCTACCTACCGTTCCGATCTGAAACAGGAAGATATCAACCGCTCCCTGGAACTGTCCAAGTCAGCCAACTGGCCGGAGCTGGATTTTGCCCAGGACGGCACCCTGTAATGTGCCCGGACGAACTCGACCAGATCCAGGAACACATCGAGCGTTTTCAGAACGATGCCCTGGTCGAACATCAGCGCCACCGCGAGCCGGATGATAACTCCGGCAGCGACTGTATTGATTGCTATGAAGAAATACCGCTCAAAAGGCGGCAGGCCCGCCCCGGCTGCCGTCGCTGCATAACATGCCAGGAAACATTTGAAATGGAGGCAACTGCATGACACCAACCCCGACTAACTATGCCGAATTCAAGTTTTACCTGGACATCATTGTCTTGGTAGGCGTGGTCTGCAATACCGGATACACCTGGTGGAGCAACCGCGAGAAAGTCACGTCCCGGCGCTTTATCAAACTGGAAGAAGAGGTTGTCAAGCGCGCCACAACAGCAGTCACCGAAGCCCTGACCCAACGGACGGGGGAAATAGAGGGCCGCCTTAAAAACGTTCCCGCCTGCTGTTCTGGACACGAGACTATGAACGCCCGCGTAGATGGGCACAATGATCGGCTCGGCCAGCATAAAGAGCTGATAGTCAAGATCGAGGGGGAGTTCAAGTCCCTGCCGAAAAAAGAGGATCTGGACGCCGTCTATAACCGGGTCAATAAGGTCAATGACCAGATCGCCGATCTCCGCAAAGAGGTCGGCAAGATTGAAGGCATCATCCCCGGTCTCACCCACATCACCGATATGATGAACGAGTTTCTGCTGCGACAGGGAGGGAAAAACTGATGAGCTACGCCGATGTAATAACCGCCGACATGCGCCTGGTGATTCTGCGCTTTTTGATGGAGTCAGACGGCGACTACCGCCTCAACTCCTCCATCCTGCACAAGCTGCTGGACATGAAAGCAGGCTACACCACTCCTCGAGACAAGATGATCACAGAACTGAACTGGCTCAAAGAACAGGGCTACATCGACCTCGAAGAATCAGGCAACATCTACATTGCCACTCTGACCCAGCGCGGTCTGGACGTCGCGTCAGGATCGGCACGCGTCCCTGGCGTCGCCCGCCCCAGCCCAAGGAACTGACGCCATGCCGAAGCCGTCAACCATAGAAATACTGCCCCCTGAAATAAAGGCCCAGCTGCAGGCATGGCTTCAGGATCCCCGCATCACCCAGCTGGAGGCAACTGAGCGCGCCAACAGTCTGCTGGAACTGGCAGGCGACCCGCAGCGGGTCACCAAGTCCGCCGTTAACCGCTATGCCGTGCGTATGGAGGAAGTCGGAGCTAAGCTGCGCCAGAGCCGCGAAACGGCGCAGATGTACATTGCTCAGGTCGGAGCAGCGCCCCAGGGTCAGACCGGTCTGCTGATCAATGAAATGCTCCGTTCAATGGCCTTTGAACTGTCATTAAAGATGCAGGAAGCCGACGCCGAAGATCCGGAGTCTATGTCCGCCACCATCAGCCAGCTGAAGAACCTCGCCCTCACCATGCAGCGCCTCGAACAGTCCGCCACGATCAACGTCAAACGGGAAGGGGATATCCGTAAGCTGGCCTTGACCGATGCCGCCAACGCCGTCGAAAAGGCCGCTGTGCAGCAGGGCATGAATGCCGAGCAGGCCGCCTTCTGGCGTCAGCAAGTTCTGGGGGTTCAGTGAGTTTACCCGGCGACGTCATACGAATCCTCGATCCGGCCGAGCTGCCCGCCAGCGTCCGCGAGATTCCTGACGAAACTAACCCGCTGGCCGATGGCGTGCTCATGTTGCATCAGCGCCAGTGGATCAAGCAGCTCCACGAGTGCGATCTGAACATCGCCGAGAAGGGCCGCCGCACCGGTATTACCTATGCTACTGCCCTGGATGACTCCATCACCGCCTCCACTTCCCGCAGGGCTGGCGGCGACAACATCTACTACGTCGGCGATACCAAGGAAAAGGGTCTGGAGTTCATCGGCTACTGCGCCAAGATGGCCAAGATCATGGCAATGGCCATGGCCGACGGCTGGAACGGCATCGAAGTATTCCTCTTCGAAGATCAGCAGGAAGATGGCTCCAGCAAGCAGATCACCAGCTACCGCATCCGCTTCGCCTCCGGCTTCCAGATCGTGGCGCTTTCCTCCAACCCAGCCAACATTCGCGGCCTCCAGGGGATCGTCAACATCGACGAAGCGGCCTTCCACAAGAACGTCCAGGCCGTGATAGATGCTTGCCTGGCGCTCCTGATCTGGGGCGGCAAGATCCGCATCATCTCCACCCACAACGGCATGAAGAACGCCTTTAACCAACTGATACGAGACAGCCGCGCAGGGCTGAACGGTTTCAAGGTGTTTCACTGCACCTTTGACGATGCCGTAGCCAACGGCCTCTATGAGCGGGTCTGCATGGTCAAGGGGTGGGAACCAACCGCCGAAGGTAAAGAGCGCTGGTACGCTGGCATTATCAAGGGCTACGGCAGCAACGTCGCCGCCAAGAAGGAAGAGCTGGACGCCATCCCCCGCGAAGGTTCCGGAGTGGCGATCCCCGGCGTGCTGATCGAGCAGTGCATGAAAGAGACCCGGCCGATGCTGCGCCTGGCGCTGGAGAGTGACTTCGTCCCGAAAGACATACCCTATCGCGACTCCTGGATTGCTGACTGGATCCGCATCAACGTCAATCCGGCCCTTGATACCCTGGATAAAGCCAGGGCGCACAGTTTCGGTTCCGACTACGCCCGCTACGGCGATTTTGCCGTCTTTGGTCCCATGACCATCGAGCAGGATCTGCGCCGCCGGGTACCGTTCTTTTTGGAAATGAAAAACGTCCCGACGCGCCACCAGTCACAGATCCTCTGGCACATCATTGATCACCTGCCAAACTTCCGTAACGGTGCCATGGACGCCACCGGCAACGGCTATACGCTGGCCGAGTTTACCGCCGACAAGTACGGCCGTCAGCGCATCATGGAAGTTATGCTCAGCGATAACTGGTACCGGGAAAACATGACCCCCTTCCAGCAGGGATTTGAGGATCAGATATTCGATATCCCCAGGGACGCCGATGTCCTTAATGACCTGCGCGCCCTGGAGATGATCGACGGCATCATCAAGCTGCCCGGACTGCGCACTCAGGACACCAAAGACGCCGAGTTCAAGCGTCACGGTGATGCCGCCATAGCAATGGCCCTCGGCTATTTTGCCACCAGGCAGGAAAGCGGTCCCGTAGATATCGTCTCCCGTAAGTTTAAACGAATCAACAAAACCCTTGAGGGCTACTGATATGCGCAAACGCCAGAAAATGAAGGTTGCCAATAACGTTACCGCCAGTTTCGCCGAACCGAAGCGGAGCATGACTGAAGAGATCGCCACGCGCAAAACCGCATATGACTTCTTTGGTCTCAATATGTTCCTGCCCAACCCTGACCCAATCCTAAAAAAGCAGGGGCAGAACATTACCGTATATCGCGATATGCTCATTGACGACCGTGTCGGCGGTAACCTTGGCCGCCGTAAAGCTGGTGTACTGCAATTGCAATGGGATCTCGACCATGGACGCGGTACAACCGCCCGCACCCGTCAGAACAAGGCCATCCATGCCACCATTGAAAGCCTCTTTAACGGTCTCGATATCAACCGCATCATTACTGAAATACTCGACTCCGTTACCTACGGTTATCAGCCGATGGAAATGCTCTGGAACAAAACAACCAGCGGACTGATACTGCCTCGCGATGTTGTTGGCAAACCGGCTGAATGGTTCCTGTTTGACACTGACAACGCCCTGCGCTTTAAGAGCAGAAAAGAGCCGCTCTATGGTGAAGTGCCGCCGCCAAACTCGTTTTTATGCCCCACCTCCGGAGCATCCTATGCAAACCCCTACGGTCAGGCACTCATGTCCCGCTGTTTCTGGCCGGTAACCTTCAAAAAAGGTGGCTGGCGTTTTTGGGTTACCTTTGCCGAAAAGTACGGACAGCCGTTTGCGATCGGCAAGATCCGGCGCGGTGCCAACTCGGCCGAGATGAATGATCTGGCCGACAAGCTCCAAGCCATGGTGCAGGATGCTATAGCCGTTATCTACGATGACAGCAGCGTCGAACTGCTCTCCGATGACAGCAAGGGTGCATCATCCGATCTGTTCAGGGGTATCATCGCCGAAGCCAACAGCGCCATCTCCACCGTCATTCTCGGCCATGCCGGGGCCGGTGAATCGGTCAGCGGTAAACTGGGGGGCGAAGCGGCCGCCACCGAAGCCGCCAAGGATATCATTGATGGCGACCGCCGCATCGTCAACGCCGCCTTCAACCACTTGATCGCCATAATCAACAGCCTCAATTGGCAGGCACCTCTTGAAGATTTACCGCAGTTCGGCCTTTGGGAGGAAGAGGATGTTGATACCAAGCAGGCCGAACGTGATGACAAACTGACCGGGCCACTGGCCGCCAGCGGTCTGGTCTTTACCGTTGACTATTACAAACGCACGTACAATCTTGAGGATAGTGATCTGGCAGTAAAAGCCCCAGCTGTTCCACCAACAGTTACGACTGCATTTTCTGAACATACGTGTCCGCATTGTTCGTCGTTTGCAGAAGGCGAGCTGCAGCCGGATCAGATCGACCTGATTGTTGATAAGGCACTCAATGCGGAAGACGGCAGCAGCCTGGCAAAAACAATCAACCATATCATCACCGCAGCCGGATCACTGGAAACGGCAGCAACTCAGATGGCTAACTATCGCGAAGGCTTATTTGACGTTGACCCGTTTGCCATCACCCTGGCCGATGCCCAGATCCTCGCCAACCTGAACGGTCGTGACGACATTATGTCCAGTCTCGACTTCGCCGAACAGGCGCAACCGATCAGCCTCCCATTCGAAGAGGCGATCAACTTCTTCCGACAGAAGCTCGGCATGCAATCCGCCACCTGGTCGGATATCTACGCCAGCGAGCATGACCACGCCTTCACCGTCGCCGGTGTCATGCGTGACGATATGCTGGCCGACTTCCGTCTGGCCATCGATACAGCCATTGCCGAGGGTACCACCTACCAGACGTTCCTGGGCGAGTTCGATACCATCGTCAACAAATACGGCTGGAGCTATAACGGTACTCGTGGCTGGCGTTCCCGTGTCATTTACGATACCAACATCCGCACGTCATACCAGGCTGGCCGCTATGCCCAGATGACCGACCCGGACGTATTGAAGTACCGCCCCAACTGGATGTATCAGCATGGCGACAGCGTTCACCCCCGGCCGCTACACTTGTCCTGGCACGGCACCGTATTGCCCGCCGATGATCCCTGGTGGGAGTCTCACTACACCCCTAACGGCTGGGGCTGCAAATGCCGCGTTACAGCCCTATCAAACCGCGACCTGACCCGTCTGGACAAGAAGGTTGGCACCGCCCCGAATGACGGCACCTTCGAATGGGTCAACCCCGCCACCGGCGAAGTGCGTGACATCCCCAGGGGAATAGATCCCGGCTGGGACTATAACCCCGGCAAGCAGTGGATGAATCCTAAGACGGGCGCGCTGGAGAATAAATAACCATGGCCGGAGCCTTCACCCCATACGTCACGATTGACGACCGCGACCTGAAGCGCAAGCTCGGCTCGCTGGCAAAAAAAGCCTCCGGCCTGGCACCGGTCCTAAAAAACATCGGCGAGTATAAGCGCGATGCAACCAAGGAACTATTTGATGAACAGCAGGATCCCCAGGGTGTCAAATGGGCGGCGCTTTCCGAACGCTACAAGAAAAAAAAGAAAGGCCCGAAGATCCTGACTGAAAGTCACCGCCTGCGCGAATCTATTGCTTACGCAGTGCGGAATGGCAATCTGAAGATAGGCACCAACGTCGTCTATGCTGCCGTCCACCAGTTCGGTCTGGATAAGGCCGTCGCGATTTCAGCGCACCAGCGCAAAGGCAAAGCGCACATCCCAAAGAGTATGAATTTCCCCAGTTGGGCACAGGTCAGAGCCAAATCTATCGGCGCGCATACTCGCAATCCAAAGATTCCAGCCCGCCCGTACCTCGGTTGGAACTCCGACGATCAGACCAGGATACAGGAAATTGTCGCCGACTTCCTTGAGATGGATAAGTAAACCGCGAAATATGCCCTGTACGGGGCGATCTATCCCCGTTACCTTACAGACCCCCGCACTTGATCCTGTTCGCCGCACACGCGGAAGTTTAAAGATGGTTTTAACGGGGTTGTAAAACAGGGTCCACCCCGCATTTTCCGATTTCGGAACGCTTGACATAAATTACCGCTTCTGTCATAAGGCAAAAAACAGATTATTTCGCCCTTCTTCACTTGCCTGAAGAGGGGCTTTTTATTTGAAGCCCTTCAAATAGAATCCCACTGCTGTTATCCGTAGTATCTCCCTGCAGCAAGCAAAAAGGAGATCGCTATGAACGGTTGGGACAAGGTTTTTACTGTAGGGAAAC